ATGCTCTTGGTGACCATAACTGTTTGTCAATTCCTTTTGACAAGCTTCTTGCCAATGGATTCAGCACTAGACAAACGGATGTTCGTCCTGCCAATTCTATAAATACTGCTTTTCAATTGGTCGCAGTAATTTTCCAGTTGCAAAGTTTAATGCAATTTGGAGGTGTGTCCGCTACTCATATTGATTGGACTATGGTTCCATATGTCCGCAAGAGTTTCAGAAAACATTACGTTGACGGTTTAAAGTATTGCGAAGAAAATTTTCCTTTTGACCCTGATAAGTACCTTGAGAATATTCCAGAAGATGTAAGCATTGAAGATGATGAATATAAACTCCGGCCAAAAGCATATAAGTATGCAATGGACATGACTACCAAAGAAACTCATCAGGCAGTAGAAGGGATGTATCACAACCTTAGTTATTAGGGCGACTCAATAGTGATATTGAGAACATAGCTATCTAAACGGGGAAACTCTTTCTAAGACAATCCCGTGCTAAATTCATACTATAAAGGAGGTGCTAATGTATATCGTTTATCAACACCAAAATCTTATCAATGGAAAACGTTATTTTGGAATCACTAGCCAAAATCCAGAACGGCGATGGGGAAAGGGTGGAAACGGATATAAAAGCACTCCTCATTTTTATTCTGCCATTCAAAAATATGGTTGGGACAATTTTAGTCACACAATTTTATATACTGAACTAACACAAGAACAGGCTTATGAGATTGAAAAATATTTAATTGCTACATATAAGACTCAAGACAGACAATACGGATACAACATCTTGGAAGGCGGTCAAGCTACAACTATCCCTCCAGAAATTAGAGATAAAATGTCTAAGGCCATGAGGGGAAACAAGAATGGACTTGGGCATCCTTGTTCAGAGGAAAAGAAACAAAAAATAAGTAAAGCTCAAAAAGGTCGCAAACTAACAGAAGACCATAAAAAGAAACTATCTGAAGCTGCTAAAAAAAGACATGTTCCATGTACCCAAGATAAAAAAGAAAAACTTTCTAAGAGCTATCCTAATAAGAAACCTGTATATTGCGTCGAAACAAATATTGTTTATGAATCAGTTCAAGCATGCGCAAGAGAACTATCCTTGTACGCAACTAATGTGACTAAAGTTTGTAAAGGTATTCATAAGACAACTGGTGGATACCATTTAAAGTATTATGATAGTATGATAAATGCCTAACGACTATCCACATAAAACGTGGAGTAGAGCCAAGCGGTTCGAAATGATAGCCCCTTCTCTAACAGAGAAGGTGAAGATATAGTCTAAACTATATGGTAACATATAGCAGTTCATAAGAGAACGGGCAAGGAGTAGCGCCCCTTGTTGAATATAATGTAATACACTACAATCACGGAGTGGAAATCAACTTCCTTTTACATCTATCAACTATGGAACTTGTACTTTGCCAGAAGGCAGAATGGTAATCAAGGCTCTTCTTGAAGTATCTATTGAGGGGCTTGGTAAGCTTCATCGTACAAGTATCTTCCCCTGTGGAATTTTCCAAGTAGGAGAAGGTATTAACAAGCACCCCGGAGACCCAAACTATGATATGTATCGCTTAGCGCTTACATCTACAGCTAAGCGGCTATATCCCAACTATGCCAACATTGATTGGTCTGTCAACAAGGGATATGATAAAAATGACCCCTGTACCTACATGGGAACAATGGGATGCCGTACTTATAATGGTTTTGATATCAATGGTTTTGGTCAACGTAAAGATGGACGAGGAAATATCTGTCCTGTAACAATTATCCTTCCTACTTTGGCGATGGAAGCCAATTGTGACGTTGAAGAGTTTATGACTCTATTGGATAAAAAAATCCACGAAGCCAAGGACATGCTAATTGAACGTTTTGATTGGATTTGCTCGCAATCCCCTGATGCGGCAAAATTCATGTGGGAAAATGGCACAATGGAAGGATACGTTCCAGAGGAAGGAATCCGCAGTGCTATGAAGCATGGTACGCTCGCCGTGGGACAAATCGCTTTGGCGGAGACACTTCAACTTCTTATTGGGACAGACCAAACTACAGCAGATGGCATGGAGCTTGCAAAAAGGATTGAGTCTTTGTTCCAGAAACGATGCCAAGAATTCAAAAAAGAGTATAAGTTAAATTTCGGCGTGTACTACACACCGGCAGAAAATCTATGTTATACAGCTATGAAAAAGTTCAAAGCAAAGTATGGCGTAATTAAGCACGTATCCGACCATGATTATTTTACGAACTCTATTCACGTTCCAGTGTGGCGAAAGATGACGCCATTCGAGAAAATTGATATTGAGTCACAGCTTACTGGATATAGTTCAGCTGGTTGCATCGATTATATTGAACTCGAAGGGACTGTGAAGAATAATATTGACGGTCTAGAGACCATTGTAAATTACGCAATGGATAAGGATATTCCCTACTTTGCTGTTAATGTCCCTAATGATACCTGCCTAGATTGCGGGTATTGTGATGAATTTAATGACAGCTGTCCTGAGTGCGGGAGCGAAAACATTCAGCAACTTCGTCGCGTCACCGGCTATCTTACCGGTGATTACAAGACCGCTTTCAACAAAGGTAAGCAGGCTGAGACAGAGGACAGAGTAAAACATGACCATCTAAATAAGCTGTAGGAGGCAGTAGTGTACATCAATGCTATATATGACGCTGACTTACAGAATGGCGAAGGGGTTGGCGTCACCCTCTGCGTTTCAGGTTGCCCCATTCATTGCGAGGGCTGCTTCAATCCAGAAGCACAAAAACCATGCTTCGGACAGCTATATGACTCTGACAATAAATTAAAGTTATTAACTCTTTTAGATAAGGAGTATATTAATCATTTAGCTATAATTGGAGGAGAGCCTTTAACTAAAAATAAAGCAGAAGAACTTGCTCAGCTTTGTATGAGAGTCAAGTGGGGTTGGCCGCAAAAGAAAATATGGCTATGGTCTGGATATCTTTGGGAAGACATTTACTCTTTGGCATTCGACAATGACTATAAGAGTCTTCCACACCAAGAGGAATGGACACAGCAAGAGAAAGATGCTCTGAAGAATATCATCTTCAATATAGACATTCTGGTAGATGGGCCTTTTATCCAAGAGAAGAGAGATATTACCCTTAAGTGGCGCGGCTCAAAGAATCAGAGAGTCATAGATATGCGCAAAACGCTATCACAGACACTACCGGCTTTTCCTGCTCCTGCCCCAATTCTTTATTGCGACTGATAGTGCTTTGACAATCCTCCCTCTTTTATGCTATAATATATACGAAGAAAGGTAAAAAGAGGGAGGATATTTTGTATACTGTCCTTACGCATACCGGTAAGATTTACGTTGACCCGGACAATCGTCTTGAGTTTCTTACTGTTGGAGACTATGGCAAGGAGAACAATATCAAGGCAGATTTCCTTGGGTACACCAAGGAGATTAATGGCGTAGCCAACAAGGAGGTTGACTTAAGCAAGAAGTGGGTAGCCACAATCTCCACACAACATGGCTGTCCGATGCGTTGTACTTTTTGTGACGTTCATAAATATGGATTCTTTGGTAATGTCAGTCATGATAATCTTGCCTATCAAATCCGCACAATTCTTGAGGGTGAACCTAATATAAAGAACACCGCTCGATTCAACGTTCACTACGCTAGAATGGGTGAACCAACTTTAAACTCTGAGGTACTTGATTTCACTCTCTATGACATTGATAATCTAGTAAGCAGCTACATCAGCGCGGATACAATTCACCCTGTTGTTTCCACGATGCTCCCCAAGAGCAACAAGAACCTTGTTGAATTTATCCAGCAATGGTGTATAATCAAGAATCAAGTTCGTCAAGGCGAAGCCGGTCTTCAGTTCTCTATCAATTCTACAGACGATAGGCAGCGCGAGCGACAGTTTGCAGAAATGTCTCTGCCACTTGCGGAGATTAGCCAACTTGCCGCAAACATTCCGATGCCTATTGGCCGCAAGTATACTCTTAACTTTGCCGTGACCAAGGACACAATTCTTGATGCTAAGCGGCTCTCTGAGCTGTTTGACAAGGACAAATTCATCGTCAAGATAACTCCTATCCACGAAACAAAGAGCGCGGTTCAAAATGGCTATGACGTAACCACCTCCTACGATGACTATGACGTATACCGCGATTTCGAGCAGCCGCTTCTTAAGGAAGGCTGGGACGTGATTGTGTTTGTCCCCTCTAAGGAAGAGGACAGCGACCGTATCACTTGCGGCAATGCGTTGATTTCTAATGCATAAAAGAAAAAGGCCACAACTACCTACAATAGAATAAAAAAAGAAGGTAGTTGTGGCTATTTTTTTATGTTGACTCTCTATAATGGGCATGATATAATATAATATATGAAAGGAGTGATATGGCCTCAAATGCAGAACACATGTTCACTAACATAGCGTTATGGTTTTCTTCTAAGCCCAACGGTACTTTTATCTTACATTCTCCTGTGCCGCGAGAGACGCGAGCCATAAAAATCTCTAGTTTTGACTATAGTGGAGCACGAGAGAAGCTAGTAAGTTATTTAAGTTCTTTGGGTACAATACATAATATACAGTACAATCATAAAGATGAATCCTATCAGATTCTTATCGGTCAAAAAGACTCAGACAATCAAATCTATACTGTATGTTATATCCCAGATGGCATTATTGAGATTTAAGGAGGAATATTGTATCATCTAATCGTAGTAGCATATCCAGAATCAGCCGCAGTCGTAATGGTAGGCAAAGAGACAGAGGACGTAGACGCAGCAGAGGTGTACAGAGACTATGCCTTCTATCCTGACCTAAAGCAAGCAATCATCAAGGCTCTTGGAGCATTCGAGGTAGACGATGCTTGCTTCTATGGCCCACGCGGCTATATTGACAAGCTGGCAGATGAAATGAAAGAGATTTGTGGCGATATTGACATTACGACTGAAATGGCAGGTGCATAAATGGTATCTAAGTTTCTTCTTAAGACCACCGAAGAGTATTGGCTTTCAGACCTTGCGTCGGTAGAGGCTTTCCATAAGGAATTGCAGCAAGATGCTGCTGACCAAGACTATCAGCTGACCAGCTTTGCCTATGTTGAGAAGCCAATCAAGGAGGGCAAGGACATTGTAGGCAGCTATTTCACGGTCAAGGCCACTAAGGTATTTGATAACGCGAAGGAGCCAGAGGGTATGCCAATGGAGACTGTAACCTATGAACGAAAGAATACTACCGCTTTCGACGGAGACATTGAGTAAGGTATTTTCTCCTGAGAACCTTGAAAAGAACATTTTATATGTAAGTGACGAAGATTGGAGATTCTTGAACGAACTACTAGATACGGAAACAATTAGAATTAAATACTATCCCGGTTCACCTAAACTGGTAATGAATAACCGTGGTGACTGGTGTGACCTTTATGTTTATGAGGACGTTACTCTAAAAGCTGGTGAGTTTAAATATATTCCGCTAGGCATTGCCATGGAATTGCCAGAGGGATATGAGGGGATTCTAGCACCACGTTCTTCTACTTTCAAGCGTTGGGGGCTTTTACAGGCTAATTCAATCGGCGTCTTTGACCATAGCTTCTGTGGCGATGGAGACGAATGGAAGTTTCCAGCATATGCAACTCACGATGTAACTATTCCAAAAGGCACTAGGATTTGCCAGTTTAGGATTCTAAAGAATCAACCGCCACTAGAATTCAAAGCAGTAGAATCACTTGGAAACGTTAATCGCGGCGGCTACGGCACAAGTGGAGCATAATCATGTACACTTGCGACAAAGAAATCACGGAAGTCATCCGCAAACTTGAAAACGAGGCTATTCTCCCATACACGTCTCTTCGTCCTACACTTGCGGTGATTCGTACAAGTATCCTAGATGAAGGTGCATCTTCCTACCTAAAGAGCTTGCAGGCCGTTGGACACCGTTATGGCGCTACAGTTAACGATTATATTGCCGACACTCCAATAGAGGTATCACAGATTATCAACCTTCTCGCCGCAGACTCCAAGATTAATGGCATCATCGTCATTTCCGATTATGGAAATATGAATCGTGTACTATATAATCTTATCCCGCTGCGGCTCGATATTGATGGACTCTCTTCGGCGTCTCTTGGAAATCTTTTTGGGGCAGTCTCTCCAACAGCCTATTGGCATGCTCCATGTACTGCGGTAGCCTGCCTAAAGATTATGGAGGAGCTTAACGATGAGCCAGACTTCAATGGACAAAAGTGCCTAATCCTAGGCCGCTCTGTAAGGGTAGGTAGACCGCTTGCGGAGATTCTTACCCAAAAGAACATGACAGTGACTCTAGCCCACAGCAACAGCCCCCACACCATCGCCTCTGAGCCACTAAGCTATCAATACGTTGTGTCTGCTATTGGAAAGCCTAACTATTGGAACAATGATAACACAATCTATACGAGTAGCTATAAAGACAACAGAATCATTGACGTAGGCATGAATGTAGACGATAATGGTAAGCTTTGCGGCGATGTTGACAGAGATTGGCT